GCGCGAGGCGAATGTCGTGTCCACGCTGCGGGCGTTGATTGAACGGACGAAGTGAGAGAACGCCAGCGATCAGCGGCTCCGTCCGCTGCATCGCGTGGTTATGGCTGGCAGCCCATGAAACGGGATCAACTCATGGCGAACTACCGATGGGACGGCGAGGACAGTACTTGCCCTGAGTGCGGTGCCGAACTGGACGAGATCGGCTGCGAGAAGACGGTGACGTGCGACGAGTGCGAATCGGAATGGAAGTGGGCTGACGGCATGGAGTCGCTGGAACGTGTGGACAAGAACGACCCGATCTACTGGGATCGGTAGCCATAACCAGTGTTTCTCAGGAACTTGATAACGCGCCGTCTCTCCGTCGAATCGTCGCCGCACGGCCGCGAAACGAGGAACCATGCGTGATAACACCCTGCGCGGCCTGCTGGAGCGGATGAAGTGAGCGGACCCCTCATCGCCATCACCGGCTTGATCTACCTGTGGGTTGCCGCCGACCTGGCGTGGCGCGGGAACCTGGGCATGGCCATCACCTACGTCGGCTACGCATTCGCCAACGTCGGCCTCTACATCGTGGCGACGCGGTAAGAAATCCGCGCACGTTTTTCTGTCACGCAATGTGACAAAACCTCTGCCCGTTTTCGTTTTGGCAGACGTTTCGTAACGCCACACCCCCTGCGGCGGACAGGGCATTCTGCCCTACCGTCGCTGGCATGAGTGACGAAGTCTCCGACGCCCTCAAGTCTGCCGCCCAGCAGCCAAAGCGGGTGCGCACTGATGCCGGTGAAGTCGAGGCCCACGACCTGCGCGAGCAGATCGAGGCCGACAAGTACCTCGCCGCCAAGGCTGCCGCCTCCAGCAGCAACAAGCACCGCGGGCTCAGGTTCAACCGCATCGTGCCGCCGGGAACGATCTAGTGCCGTTTCTCGACCTTTTCCGAGGCAAGCAGACGCCCCGCGCCGCGGCGGTGCCGGTCGTGCGTGGAAAGTTCGACGCTGCCGAGCGTGGCGACGACTACAAGCACTGGGCAAATGCCGACGCCTTTGCCGCGGATGCCGCACTCTCGCCAGTCGTGCGGCGCACGCTGCGGAACCGCGCCCGCTACGAGCGTGCCAACAACTCCTACCTGGCCGGCATCTCCTCTACGCTGGCCAACGACCTGATCGGCACCGGGCCGCGGCTCCAACTCGACATTGGCGACGAGGATGCCGCCCGCGAGGTGGAGCGGCTCTTCTTCGACTGGGGATGGCTCGTCGATCTGCCCGCCAAGCTGCGCACCATGCGCGAGGCCCTGGTCGTCGATGGCGAGGCGTTCGCCTTGATGATCTCCAACCCGCGACTGGGCGGCGTGCAGCTTGATCTGCGGCTCGTCGAGGCCGAGATGGTCGCAACCCCGACCGAGCTCATGCGGTCCACCATCACGCCAGAGGGCAACACGGTGGACGGGCTGGAGTTCGACGCCATTGGCAACGTCGTGGCGTATCAGGTGCTGAACTTCCACCCAGGCAGCAACTACCGGGTCAACAACCTACAGTTTCAGCGGGTGCCGGCCAATCAGATGGTGCACTGGTTCAAGGCTTCGCGGCCCGGCCAGCACCGCGGCGTTCCCGAGGTGGCTCCGGCGCTGAAGCTCTTCGGCCAGCTGCGTCGGTACACAGAGGCCGTCATCGCCGCGGCCGAGACGGCTGCCGACCTGGCTGCGTTCATCCACAGCAACAGCCCGGCCGCCGAGGTGGACGAGGTCGATGCGTTCGCGGCTCTGGAGATCAGCAAGCGGACGCTGACCACGCTGCCAGAGGGCTGGGACATCAGCCAACTCAAGGCCGAGCAGCCGACGACGCAGTACCCCGCGTTCGTGCGAGCGATCCTCAACGAGATCGCCCGCTGCTTGAACCTGCCGTACAACGTCGCAGCCCTCGACTCCTCGACCTACAACTACGCCTCCGGCCGGATGGATCATCAGGTCCATGCGATGAATCAGCGGGTCGAGCGCGACCAGCTGGAGCGCACGATGCTTGATCGTGTGCTCGCCGCTTGGGTGAACGAAGCCGCCCTCGCTGGCGTGCTGCCCGCCGGCCTGCCGCCGTTCTCGGAGTGGAACTGGGGCTGGGTCTGGGACGGTAAGGATCACGTCGATCCGGCCAAGGAAGCCAACGCCGCCGAGACGCGGCTGCGCACGCACACGACCACGCTCGCCGCCGAGTACGCCCGGCAGGGTAAGCGTTGGGACGTGGAACTGCGGCAGCGTGCCGCCGAAATCGCGCTGCAGAAAGAGCTTGGCCTCTTCGTCGATTTCACGCCGGAAGTGAATTACGGCGGAACGCTCGACGAGGACGGCGAGCCGCAGGAGTCACAGCGATGACCGCCATCGACTTTGAAGGCTTTGACGAACCGATCGAGCCGCTCATGGAGTTTTCGTGATGGACAACATCAAGCTCGCAACCGACGTGACGTTTCTGCAGGCCGCCGAGGGCGACGCCGCGACGGGGCCGAAGAAGTTTCGCATCGTCGCCTACACCGGCGCACCGATCCGGCAGGCGTGGAGCCGTGAGCCGGTCGTCATCGACTTGGCCGGCATGACGCTGCCGAGCACCATCCCGATCGTCATGGGGCACGACTACGCCTTGGGCTCGATCCTCGGGCAGGGCCGCCCCAGCGTGCAGGGCGGTGAGCTCGTCGTCGAGGGCGAGATTCTCGCCGACAACGAGACCGCCCGCCAGGTGCTCGCCCTCGGTGCCGCCGGCTACCAGTGGCAGGCGAGCGTCGGTGCCGATGTCGGTCGGCATCTCCGGTTTGGCGAAGACCAAGTCACTACCGCAAACGGGCAGACCCACCAGGGTCCGGTCCGAATCGTCAGGGCCTCCACGCTGCGGGAGACCTCCTTCGTAACCCTCGGGGCGGACCGCAGCACCGCCGTCTCTATCGCGGCAGAAGAAGCCGCAGAGGAGTCACTCATGGCGGACACCGCCAACACCCAGCCCGCGGACGAGGTCGTCGAGACCCAGGCCGTGGAAGCCGCGGCGACGGACGCCGTGGTGCCCGAGAAGGTCGAAGCCGCAGACGAGAGCGCCGCTCTCAAGGCCCAGATCGAAACCCTCACGAAGAAGGTCGAGACCATGGAAAAGCTGAACGCGACCCGCGACGAGCGGCCCGCGGCCCCCGCGGTCCACGTCGTGGCGAATGCCGCCCCGTCGGCGGAAGTCATCGAGGCGTCCTTTGCCCTCCAGGGCGGGCTGCCAGGTGTTGAGAAGAAGTACGACGAGAAGACGCTCGAGGCCGCCCACAAGGCGCGTCGCGAGCTCTCGCTCGGCGAGGTGATCGTGCAGGCCGCCGTGGCCAATGGCTACGACGGCAACCGGCGGATCAATGCGTCCACCCTCCGGCCGATCCTGGCCGCCGCGTGGGCAACGCACTCGATCTCCGGCATCCTGTCGAGCACCGTCAACAAGTTCCTGCTGGCCGGCTTTGACTCGGTCGAGCAGGCGTGGCGGCAGATTTCGTCGGTTCGCAGCGTCAACGACTTCAAGACGCTGACGAGCTACCGGCTCAATGGCGGCTTCAAGTTCGAGAAGGTCGCCAACGGTGGCGAGCTCAAGAACGCTGCGGCCTCCGACGAGAGCCGGACGATCTCGGCCGAGACTTACGGCATCATGACCTCGGTGACCCGCACCGACCTGATCAACGACGACCTCGGTGCTCTCACCGCGGTGCCGCAGCGGATCGGTCGTGGCGGTGCCCTGAAGCTCAATGATGTCTTCTGGGCAGAGTTCGTTGACGATGCCAGCTTCTTCACCACGGCGCGTGGCAACAAGAAGACCTCGGCCGGTGCCCTGTCGATCTCGACGCTGAAGACCATCGCCACGATGTTCCGCAAGCTGAAGGATGCCGACAGCAACCCGGTCGCGATCGAGCCGCGCATCCTGCTGGTGCCGGTTGACCAGGAGCTCGCCGCTGCCGAGATCATGGGCTCGTCCATGATCCAGAGCGGTGCGACTGGCGGCCAGCCCGAGCGGAACGTCATGGCCGGTCGGTATCAGGTGGTCGCCTCGACCTACCTGAGCAACGCCGACGACTTCTACCTCCTCGCCAGCCCGGCCGACCTGCCGGTCATGGAGGTGGCGTTCCTCAACGGCGTGCAAAGCCCGGTGGTGGAGACGGCCGATGCCGACTTCAACCTGCTCGGCGTGCAGATGCGTGGCTACTTCGACTTTGGCGTGGCCAAGGCCGAGTACCTCGCCGGCATCAAGGCCGACGTGTCGTGATCGTAAACCGTGCCCGCCGGGCGGGAGCCGAATCCCGCCCGGCGGCATGATTCCCAAACTCCAACCATAGAGACGAGGTGATTCAATGGCTTCTTATGTTCAGGATGGAAAGCTCCTCGACTACACGCCCGGCTCGGCCGTGGCGGCTGGCGACGTGGTCGTGATCGGCTCGCTCGTGGGCGTGGCCCCGCGTCCGATCGCCGCCAACGCGCTCGGCTCGCTGGCGGTCGATGGCGTGTTCTCGATGCCGTGTGCGTCCGGTGCCACCGGTGCCCAGGGCTCGGCGATCAACTGGTACGCGACCTCCGGCGTGGCGCATGCCTCGACGGGTGTGGCGGCCGGCAAGCTCGCCAAGGCTCGTGGCGCCGACGACACGACGGTGCACGTGATCCTCAACAAGTAGTTGATCCACACCGCAACCCCCGGCTGGTGCGCGTCCATCCTTTCCGCGCGCCGCCGGGGCGTTGTGGGTGGATGGAGGTGAGCGATGGCCGACCTACTCCGTACCGGTGCCGCGTGGCTCGCCGACCAACTCAAGGCGGCGGCGGGCACGAACTGCGCCTACAAGCGCGGTGCGAACACGGCTCAGTTCACGGCAACTGTCGGCAGGTCGATGTTTGAGGCGGCCGACCAGAACGGCGTGGTTGAGCAATGGGAGAGCCGCGACTACCTCGTGAAGACGGATGAACTGCCGTATGGCGAGCCGCAGCGCGGCGACATCATCGTGGAGGAGCTTGACGGCGTCTCGACGTTCTTTGAGGTGTCGGCGCCGCGTGGCGTGCCGGTCTTTCACTTTGGCGATTCCTTCCAGCGGATCTGCCGGATTCACACGAAGCGAATCGACAAGGACGTGACCTACATCATCACCGAGCAGGGTGACGAGATCGTCGTGCCGCTCACGGCCTAGCTAGGGGACGCCATGCCACAGCAAAAGCGAGTCGACCAGCTGCCAGCAGTGACCGGAGTGACCGGTGCCGACATGCTCATCATGTCGAGCGCGTCGGCGACGAAGCGGGTGACGGTTGCCCAGATCGGTGCCTACTTCCAGGCGGGCGGTGTGGCTGGCCCAACCGGTGCTACTGGCGTCGGTGCTACGGGGCCTTCTGGTGCGGCCGGCGTGGCTGGTGCGACTGGGCCGACGGGGGCCTCGGTGACTGGCCCGGCTGGTGCGGCATCGGCTGTGCCGGGTCCGACTGGGCCGACTGGCGCACAAGGCGAGTCGATCACGGGTCCGCAGGGTGCGGCATCAACCGTGCCAGGCCCTACTGGGCCGTCTGGCAGTGTCGGTGCGACTGGGGCCACCGGCCCGCAGGGTGAGGCGTCTACCGTCACTGGGCCAACCGGTGCGGCCGGCAGTGTCGGCGCTACTGGGCCGACCGGGGCGGCTGGCGTCGGCAGCACTGGCCCAGCTGGTGCATCCGGTGACGTTGGGCCGACAGGCCCGCAAGGCGTTGCTGGATCGCAGGGCGTTCAAGGCGAGGCCGGCAGCACGGGGCCAACAGGAGCCACCGGTGCCGTCGGTGCCTCTGGATCTCAAGGCGAGCCAGGTGCTACTGGGCCAACCGGAGCATCGGGAAGCGTCGGCGCGACAGGCCCGCAAGGCGAGGCTGGTGCAGCGGGGCCGCAGGGCGACGTTGGCAGCACGGGGCCGACTGGCGCTCAGGGTGTGCAAGGCACGGCCGGTGCGTCTGGCGATCCCGGTGCCACGGGGCCTACTGGACCGTCAGGCGTGGCGGGACAATCCGGCGAGCCGGGTGCCACTGGCCCAACTGGAGCTTCGATCACAGGGCCAACAGGCCCAGCCGGTTCGGGCATGTCGCCCGTGGCCGCGACACTCGTTTTTGGATAGGTGAGAAACCATGGCAGCACCCAACATCGTCGGACCCACCACCATCACGGCGAAGACCGCCTATCTATCGAGCGTCACAGGCTCAACTGGCACCGTCGTGCTGTCGAACGCCGCCTCAAGCGGCAAGGCCATGCAGATCGTGTCGCTCTACGTGGCCAACGTCGATGGCACGTCGGCGGTTGACGTCACGTTCAAGATTCACAGCGAAGATGATGGCGGCGGCACAGGCCGTGCGATCTGCTCCACCGTGAGCGTGCCCGCTGACGCCACTGTGATCGTCGTGGACAAGAACGCTCCGATCTGGCTGGAGGAAGACCGCTCAATCACCGTCAATCCGTCGGCAAGCAACGACGTCGAGGTGGTGTGCTCCTATCTGGAGATTTCGTGATGCCTGCAGTTGGTGATTTTTGCTGGCGTCGGAATGGCGTGGCGTCATTGGACCTGCCGCACCGAGTTCGTATGCCAGACGGCTCAACTCGCACCGATCCCAGCCAGTGGTCGGAAGACGAGTCTGTTCTGCAGGCGACCGGCTGGAGCCGATCCAATCTGACGCAGGACGATCTTGACCGCATGTATCCGCCCCCGCCACCGCCATCGCCGTTTGAAATCGGCTTTGAGACGCCTGGTGGCTGGCGTCTTGGCTGGCAGCCTGACGACGTGGCTCTGCTCACTGGCCTGTACGTGCTGGCGAAACGGGCAGCCGAGCTTGGCGCGGTCCAGCCGGTGGTCGTCACCGACAAGGCCGGAGAGCGGCACACGATGACTTTCGCTGAGTTTGAGTCGCTCATGCTGTCTTACGGTGCCGCAAGGGCCGCGCTGTCGGCTGGGGGTAACGCATGAGTATTCGAGCTAGCGGATCGTATATAGGGCCGCGTCCAAATGGCCCTAACACTGATGTCGCGTCTGGGATCTGGGATTTGCGTGCGGCTGCGAGGCAGCAGGGGCTTGCGGCGTGGCCTGTCAGGGACCCATATTTCTCTAGCGTCGTCTTGCTTCTGCACGGAGACGGCAATCTGACGGATTCGTCAAGTGTCGGATCTACAGTTACGGCATACGGAAACGCAGCCGCGACCGGATCTGCGAAATTCGGCACTGCATCTGTCGCCTTTGATGGAAACGGCGATTACCTCACGATCCCGTACAGTACGGCTTTTGACTTTTCTGGGGATTTCGCATTAGAAGCCTGGGTTTGGTTTAGCG